TGGGGTTGCCTACATCGGTATCATTGCCGCTAATAAACTTATTGGTCTCAGCAAGTATACCAGAATAGCACAGTGGTGTGCTCGCCGAGGAACACTGCAAGAAGAACTCTGTAACGACATTGCCCGCGAAATAATGAAAGCAACTGAGTCGGAAAATGTAGCAGTGTACATACAAGCGATTCATGGATGTTGCGAGAATCGCGGCATTATGGCACACTCTAGTCTAACACAGACTACAGTACTCAAAGGTGCATTTAATAGCGACATGGGTACAAAGAAAGAATTCTTTGATAACATTAAAATGCAACAAGAGTTTGCTCCACGATGATTCCAAAATATCTATATACTATTAGATGGTCGCAACCATATGCTACATATCAAATGCGTCCATATCTAAGACAATTGCGTAACGACTACGAAAAGGCCATCGAAGCACAATTAGAAAGAAAAGAATTTACACAGGCTATAGAAGTAATCGAAAGGATAATGAAGTTATGAACTGGTTAAAACAAATGGTGGTTAAATGGGTTCGTGAGGATTGGGATAACGTTAGAGATCAACCCGATTGTTATTCCACTTCTAAAAATAGTATTAGTGTTAGTACAAGAGATGTCAACAGTGATCCTACACTACAATTCAAAGTATATAATGCCATTGGTGGCAAGGTTGTAGAGTTTAGCCGGTACGATCGTCAGAAAGATCGTAACTTCCACGATATCTACATTATTGGAAAAGATGAAGATTTTGGTGAGAAGATAGCTAAGATTGCTATGCTAGAGGTTCTTAAATGACTCCGCAGATTCCAGCCGAGGGTATACTAAAAACGAACGACTGGGGCAATTCAAAAGTCTACCGGATTGCTTGTAATTGCGGTGACGAAAATCACAATCACAACATGTGGGTGGAAGCAGATGATTGCGACATTGTTGTGACCATTTATACCACAGGCAAAACAAACTGGTGGAGCAAAGCACGATGGTATCATATTTGGACATTGCTAACTAAAGGCTATATAGATACTGAATCAGCAGTACACTTAACCAAACAACAAGCTCTTAACTATGCAAGTGTGTTACAATTAGCAATTAGCGATGTAGAAGATTTTAGGAAACAAAATGTCAAAAATTAAAATAGCAGAATTATTTTATAGTATTCAAGGAGAAGGACGCTACATGGGTGTTCCGTCTGTGTTTTTACGCACATTTGGTTGCAACTTTACCTGTGACGGATTTGGCATGCCACGTGGCGAGCAAAGCAAAGAACGTGATTTCATTGCGGCCGATATTAAAAAGTTTTTCAAATACGAAGACTTGCCACTAGTGAGTTCAGGATGTGATAGTTACGCCAGTTGGGATCCACGTTTTAAAGATCTAAGTCCAATGCTCACAAGCGATGCTATTGCAGAACGCATTATGGAAATTCTTCCATACAAGACATGGGTAGACGAGCACTTGGTTATCACAGGTGGCGAACCACTACTAGGTTGGCAACGTGCTTATCCTGAATTGTTGGATCATGTTTATATGAAACAATTGAAGGAAATTACTTTTGAAACAAACGGTACTCAACCGCTTACACCAGAATTTAAAGAATACTTGCAAGATTGGTCTATGCAGATTCCAGGCGAACGTTGTGTAACATTTAGCGTGAGTGCTAAACTTCCAGCAAGTGGCGAGAATTGGTTTGACGCTATTCGCCCGGAAGTTGTGTGTGAGTACGAAGAAGTAGGTGTAGTGTATCTTAAATTTGTAGTAGCAACAGCGGAAGATATCATTGATGCAGAACACGCTGTTGACGAATTTAGAGAAGCAGGATTTAACGGACACGTTTATCTAATGCCGGTAGGTGGTGTAGAAAGTGTTTATACACTTAACGCAAAGAATGTAGCACTGGCAGCTATGAAGCGTGGATGGCGATACAGCGATAGATTACAAGTGCCATTGTTTAAAAACGAGTGGGGTACTTGATGTTAACCAAATTCTTTAAACGTATAACTGGTTTGGATAAGGTTGAACAGGCACTTATCGAAACACAGGCTAAATTGGTAACAACTGTAGACGAAACTGCCAAACATTTAAAAGAAGCTGAAGATGCAAAAGCGGCCGAAATACAGGCCAAATTGACTCCAAAAGAACGTGCAACTGCCAAAGGCGAATCCTGGGTTGCTGTACTGAATACACATGTCAACAAAGATAATATCAGAAATGGCTTTTTTGAGCTTGACTGGAATGCCGAGTTTGTAGTACAATTAAAACAAGAAGGCTATGGGTTTGAAGGCGATCCGGATGAAGAGATCGTGGATCGTTGGTTCAAAGATCTAGCCCGAAACGTGCTAGCCGACGAAGGTCAAGATACTACTCGTGGTGCTGGCTATATTAATGTAAGAAAATTGCCGGGTGGCAAATCGGAAATTGAATGACATATATTATTGTTGATACTGCTAACACATTCTTTCGTGCTAGACACGTTGTACAAGGTGCTGCCGATATTAAACTTGGCATGGCATTCCATATTACATTTAACAGTATCAAGAAAGCATGGAAAGACTTTGGCGGCACTCATGTAGTGTTCTGCCTCGAAGGTCGCTCATGGCGTAAAGATTTTTACACTCCTTACAAAGCTAATCGAACTGCTGTACGTGCGGCACATACTGCCAAGGAAGCAGAAGAAGAAAAGATCTTCTGGGAAGCGTTTGATGAGTTTAAAAACTTTGTAGCAGAGAAAACTAACTGCACAGTAATGCAACATCCTCGCTTAGAAGCAGATGATTTGATCGCAGGTTGGGTACAAGCACATCCAACCGACAAGCACGTGATCATTTCAACAGACGGAGATTTTGCACAATTGATTACACACAATGTTAGTCAATATAACGGTGTAGGCGATTTACATATTACTCACGAAGGCACCTTTGATGCTAAGGGCAAACCTGTTAAAGATAAAAAGACAGGATTACCAAAGGCTGCACAAGATCCAGAATGGATGCTGTTTGAAAAATGTATGCGTGGTGATACAAGCGACAATGTGTTTAGTGCTTTCCCAGGTGTGCGTACTAAAGGTTCAAAGAATAAAGTTGGTCTTACTGAAGCATTCGAAGACCGTAAATCCAAAGGATATAGTTGGAACAATCTCATGTTGCAACGTTGGGTTGACCACAATGGACAAGAACATCGTGTTATGGAAGACTATCAACGTAATGTACAGTTATGCGATTTAACTGCACAACCCGACGATATTAAAGAACATATACGTGAAACAATTGCAACACATGCAGTACCAAAGACAGTAGACCAAGTTGGTATCCGCATGTTAAAATTCTGCAACAGTTACGACATGAAAAAGATTGCTGATAATATTCAATCATATGCTGAACCTTTTCAAGCAAGATATCCGCTTACAAAAGCGGCATTAAATTTATTCGAGGAGAATTAATATGTCTAAAGTATATCTAATCAAACCACTTGAAAAGAAAAGCATTGTTTATCATGTGGAAATGTTTCGTGGTAACAAAGACGGTTCTGTAAGTTGGTTTAACATCGACGAAACTTATCGCTGGGGGCAGGGCTTTGTTGAAGGTGACTTAGATTGCAATCTTCCTTGGCAAGGTGACAACGTTGCCTACGCTCGAGCAGATGTAGGTTGGGGTTGTGAGTTTGATGACAGCGTCAGCGTTGAGTGGGAATTCAGTGATGACATCGGCGAACTAGAACAGCAAGAACTCAAAGAATTGTACTACGAAGGTGGTGCAGGTTGGTTATTCGACGGAGAGCATGAATGGGCAGAAGAAGACACTGCCGTGCATATTATTGCACCGTATCAAATTGACCTGTGCGAAGATGATGGTACAGTTATTGAAGAAAATATAAAATTATCAAAACGTCCAACAAGTGCAGAAATTAAAGCATCTTTTGCACAGTGGCCGTTTCCAACTGAAGAATAAAAATGTATATTACAGAAGAATGTGTTTATAAAGAAACATGTCCCAATAAGACAGATAATTGTGAGGAAAGAACAATGACAGATATATACGCAAAACCTATTGTTGACGGCAAGTTTTGGATTGTAGAGCAAGACGGTACTAAAATTGCTACACTACACAAGAAAGAAAACAATAAATTTATTCTCAGTAGCACTAATGGCGAAGTTATGTTTAACAAGAAAGAAGATTTGACCAAGCAATTTGGCAGTAATTTCTTTTTAAAAAATACAAAAGTCAAAGTAACTGCTGTGGAAGAAACACACGAGTGTCACGGATATCCAACACTGTGTTCGCCATTCAACAGCATGTATGATGTTAGACGTAAATTGCCCTTGTTTACCAAAAGCGAACAAAGCAAGAGTCTGTATTGTGCGGGCTATTATGTTATTAAGTTTAACAAAGGCTGGGTCAAGAGTTTTTGCCCAAAAGCAATTACAATCGAACGGTATCCTTACAAGGGTCCGTTTAAAGATAAATTCGAAATGAAGGCAATTCTTACCAATGCAAAATCCGATTAATACCAGCCCTGTTGCACAGTTTATCCAGGCAATGAGAGCGGCTGAGTTGGGTCAGCAAAAAGAAGTCAAGTTGTCTATCCAGCAAGCACGATTGCTAAGTCTAACACTGACCGAAATGTTAGACAAGTTAAATCGTGACTTAGAAACTGTTTATAACGCGGTTAAAAGCAATTCTGCTACAGAAGTTATAAATGTACAAATGGATGGCGGCGGGTTTGGTGAGTCAAAATAAGGATAAATATATGCGTATATTATCAGGATACGCATATTATGTCGAGACCAAAACCCAAAGTACTTTTAGAGTACACTAACAAGAAGACCTATAAAGCCGAGCAGGTTTTAGAGGCAGAAGCCATTTGGGCTGTGTTCTATAAGAACGAGCCGTTTAATTTAAAATCGTTTAACAGTCTTACCTCCTATCCTGGCCCTAAGTATAAAAAAGTATCATTTAGCAACCCTGGACATGCTAGAAATCTTGCTAAAAAATTGAATTTAACATTTGGCACAACCGACTTTCAAGTTGTTAAGCTAACAAGTGGCACAGTCGTTAAATGATAACAAGAACTGCATTGACTAAGATATTTTTACAACAATGGGGTAAGAGTACAGATGATGCTAATATAAACTTGTACAGCCATAAATGGTGGCAATCTAATCGTGTTAATAAACCAAATGCATTCCGTCTAAGTGACGACGGTTATGAGTTTTTGGTTAAGGAATTGGAACTTAAAGAATACGAAATTCCATTTACCGAACCAATCGAACTTAGTCCGCAAACAATTATCTTTTTGGAGAGGTATGTGGATTGTCCATATTACCTTACTAACCAAAGTATTACCGTTTTTGCCGAAAGAAAAGGGTTTGAATTGATGTTGTTTTCGGACGACATCCGTAAATTTGGTTTGGTTAAGGCCATGACCGAACGCCAAAAAGAATTGTAAATTTTGGCAAAAACTTCTTAAAAAGCACTTGACTCTTCTCCTATTCCGCTGTATAATACATACATAAACAGCGTTAGTTCAACAACATTTTTTTAACTAAGATAGGAAATATATGAGCGAGATCCTTAGCCGCACAGTCGGCCCAAAAAATGCCAAAAAGTCTTTGCGTAAGGCTTTTAAAAATCAGCGTCCAATCTTTATCTGGGGACCTCCAGGAATTGGCAAGTCCGACATTATTAAACAGTTGGGCGAAGAACTTGACGCTCACGTTATTGACGTGCGTTTGAGCCTGTGGGAACCTACTGACATTAAAGGTATTCCTTACTTTGATAGCAATGTTAATAAAATGGTTTGGGCACCTCCCAGCGAATTGCCCGACGAAGAGTTTGCCAAAAAGCACAAGAAGATTGTGCTGTTCTTGGACGAAATGAACAGTGCGGCTCCTAGTGTACAGGCCGCGGCTTATCAGTTAATTTTGAATCGCCGTGTTGGTACTTATAAACTGCCAGACAATGTTGTTATGGTAGCGGCTGGTAATCGTGAAACTGACAAGGGTGTGACATTCCGTATGCCTGCTCCGTTGGCTAACCGCTTTGTTCACCTGGAAATGACTGTTGAGTGGGACGACTACTTTGAGTGGGCCGCTGAAAACAAGGTTCACAAGGACGTGGTTGGTTTCCTGAGCTTCAGTAAAAAGGACTTGTACGACTTTGATCCAAAGTCTAGCTCACGTGCTTTTGCTACTCCACGCTCTTGGTCTTTTGTATCCGAACTGTTGCATGACGATGACTGCGATAACGAAACATTGACTGATTTGGTGTCGGGCTCAGTTGGTGAAGGTCTTGCTATTAAGTTTATGGCACACCGTAAACACTCTAGCAAAATGCCTAACCCTACAGACATTTTGAATGGTAAAGTTAAGAAGATGGAGTCAAAAGAAATTTCGGCCATGTACTCTTTGACTGTGTCCCTGTGCTACGAATTGAAAGATTCATGCGACAAGAAAGCTAAAAACTGGAATGAACAAGTTAATAACTTCTTCCAGTTTATTATGGATAACTTTGAAACAGAATTGGTTATAATGGGAACTAAATTGGCGTTGAGTACTTACAAATTGCCATTGGATCCAGATGAAATCGAATGCTTTGACAAGTTCCATGCCAAATTTGGCAAGTACATTGCGGCCGCAACTGACAAGAATTAATTCAGTTTAGCACTATTTGACACCTCCTTCGGGAGGTGTTATACTATATACATAGTAAACATTCAGGAGCAAATATGTCACACGTAGATCCAATTATTGATAAAATTATTATAGCCCGTGTGGGTCTATTACTTCGTCATCCGTTTTTCGGCAACATGGCTACCCGTTTGAAAATTCAAGAAGGTACAGAATGGATGGGTACTGCCGCAACGGACGGACGCACTATCTTTTTTAATCGAGAATTTTTTACTCCGCTGTCAGTTAAGCAAGTTGAGTTTGTTATTGCACACGAAATTCTACATAATGTGTTTGACCACATGGGACGTCGCGAAGGTCGTAATCCACGCATCTTTAACATTGCCGCTGACTATTGTGTAAATGGTCAATTGGTACGGGACCGCATTGGCGAACATAATATCGAAGGTATTAAAATCTTCCATGATCCTAAATACTACGGTATGGGTGCAGAAGAAGTTTACGACAAAATCTTTGATGAGATGGACGAGGAAGAACTTAATCAGTTGGGACAATTACTCGACGACCACATTGACTGGGGTGACAAGGACGGCAAAGATGGTCAGCCTAAGTACAGCAAAGAAGAGTTGAAACAAATTCGTGACGAGATCCGCGAAGCAACAATGCAAGCGGCACAGGCAGCGGGTGCGGGAAATGTACCTGCAAGTGTTCAACGCATGATTAAAGATCTCACAGAACCTAAAATGAACTGGCGTGAAATTTTGCGTCAGCAAATTCAAAGTACTATCAAATACGATTACAGCTTTATGCGTCCTAATCGTAAGGGCTGGCACATGAGTGCAATACTGCCTGGTTCTGCATACGAAGAAACTATTGACATTTGTGTAGCAATTGACATGAGTGGTTCAATCGGTGACGACCAAGCAAAAGATTTCTTAACAGAAATTAAAGGCATTATGCAAGAGTACAAAGACTTTAAAATTAAAGTTTGGTGCTTTGATACTCGAGTATACAACGAACAAGATTTCGATGGATACTCTATGGATGAGTTTGACACTTATGAAGTTATGGGTGGTGGTGGAACTGAATTTGATGCCAACTGGGATTACATGAAGGAACATAATATCAATCCTAAAAAGTTTATTATGTTTACAGACGGTTATCCGTATGGCAGCTGGGGCGACGAGAACTACTGTGATACAGTGTTCATCATCCACGGAAATAACAGTATTGTTCCACCGTGGGGCGAGTTTGCCTACTACGACATGGCCACAGAAGAAGCATGAGTCTAAAGAACGGCAAGCCCAATCCTCTGAATTATTTCGATTTGCGGAGGGTTGAGTTTGCCTGTCCGCATTTCAAATACACACATTTAGATAGATACAATCCCACACTGTATAAAAATATTGACGATTGGATTAAAAAGAATCTCAATAATAGGTATTATATAGGGCAAGGTATTACTGTGGATCGTACAAATACCATTGCACACAACACTAAAATAGGCTTTGAAAGTGAAAAGGAACTCAGTTTCTTCACAATTGCCTGTCCGCATTTGCAGACGAGATAAATTATATACGTACTTACTTAAGGAGATATTATGACTGATACTGTACAAGAAAACACGCAAGCTCAAGAAACTGCAACCCAAGAGCCGGCGAACGAATTGAATATCAACGACCTAAATGCAATGAAAGTTATCATTGATATTGCCAGTTCGCGGGGTGCTTTTAAACCTAACGAAATGACAGCAGTTGGACAAACTTATACTAAGTTAACTGCATTCTTGGACCAAGTTGCCAAGCAAGCTGAAGGAGCAAAGAAATAATGAGTGAATTAAAGCACATTGGTAGGGTCAAAGCTACTAATAAAAAATGTTTAGTGGCATATCGTACACTACCAGGTGATGCTTACTATTGTCTAATTGTACCAACAGAAAATTTACCAGATGCATATCACGATGCATTGATCAATTTGGTTGAAAGCCATGCGGGCCAAGATGCGTACGAATTTGCAGAAGCGTTGGATCGTACTCAATTTCCAGATGGAAGTCGCATGCTGCCTGCACTGCACGGAAGTGGACGGTTAATCAAAGTAGCAACCGATGCTATCGAAATGACTCCGACACTATCATATAGTATTCCGTTATCTGAGTTAAATCAAATAATTGCAGAACAACGTGGAATTCCAGTCGATGAACTTTCTGTACAACCAAGTTTAGCAGAAGGTAAACGTACACGAGATCTCGGTGAGCCAGTAGTTGCAGAAGCTGTTACAACTCCAGTCACTGCTACAATTGCATTGACACCAGATGCACAGGCTAAAGAGTATCGTTCCAGGGCTGATAAATTGTCCAAGGAAGCGGCATCATTTAGACGCATGGCTGAAGAGCTAGTACCCACAACAAAAAAATGACGTCTCAGGGAAGAATTCTTCCCAAGGATGTCATCGATCATTGGCCCGAGGTATTTGGTGATATAAAACTTAATGTACTGCCAATAAGTTATTTGAATGCAGTACTAGTCAATTTTAAAGATGGGAAAACTTGGGAAATCCGTGTGACTCCGCAAACTAGAAAAGCTGGTTGGGAATCTTTTGAAAAATCGTTATCTGAACTAGTAAAGAGCTACGAAGATAAAATTGACAATGTTGATTTCAAATTAGATACCGAAAAAGTTAAAAAAGACATTAAAAAATCTACCGATAAATTCTTAAAGAAAAAGAAGCTATAAATAATGAATGTTCAGTTATTATCCTATTCACAGCCAACACCAGAATTTAAAAATCTTGGTATCTCAGATGCACAGGAACTCATTGCGTATTGCGCCCGTGTCAGCAATCCAAGCAATCAACTCAACACAGACACATCCGAAAAACTTATCCGATACTTGGTCAAACACCAACACTGGAGCCCACTTGAAATGGTCAGTGCCTGTATCGAAATTACCACAACCAGAGACATTGCCCGACAAATACTCCGACACAGAAGTTTCAGTTTCCAAGAGTTCTCTCAACGCTATGCTGACCCAACAAAAGATCTCAATTTTGTCACAAGAGAAGCTAGACTTCAAGACCCCAAAAACAGACAGAACAGCGTTGAAGTGGATGATACATTGTTACAAAATGAATGGTATCGAGCTCAACAACGAGTCATCTATGCCGCTAAACGTGAATACGAATGGGCTATCGCTAATGGCATAGCCAAAGAACAAGCCCGTGCAGTATTACCCGAAGGGCTTATTGAAAGCCGTTTATATATGAATGGTACCCTACGTAGTTGGATTCATTTTATTGAATTACGCAGTGCAAATGGTACTCAGAAAGAGCACCAAGAAGTGGCAATTGCCTGTGCCAAGGCAATTGCCACTGTATTTCCAATGGCTGCTGATCTTACTTAAAAGTCTCCGGAGGGTGAGTTTCTATGTGGTAATAGAATTCACCCTCTAGCCACGAGTCGTCTTCAATCTTGGCATAGTTGGCAGGATCATTCTTATAAGTTTCTCCAAACCATTTACCTGCACTTGCCCCACCACGTGAATATTCATTGTGGCCTTTATACAATAATTCTTGCATTTTATCAGCATCGACTATATCGCACTTTGATATCTCTGCACTTTCTCGAAATCCACTAATCCAGTACGACATTGAATCAATACTAGTAGTAGTAGGATCTTTTAAATCTTTAAAAGTCTCAACCGGAGGAAACATTTCAACATGTTGATTAAATTGTATTTCTAACCATTCATAATCGTTGATCTTAGACAATGCTCCTGGATCCTCTTTGTATGTTTTTCCATACCACTGTCCTGCACTCGCACCACCTTTTGCATATTCTCCGAATTCAGAGTTGCCACCTTGATAAAGCCAGGTGTTCAATCTAACTTGAGATTCTGCCAATTCATCACCACGAATCACACCGCTACTTAATTTTACGCATTCTCTAAATGCACTACGCCATGTATTAAAAGGGCTTGTGTTAAATTTAGTAATATTTGAAACAGTGGGCATAATTTTAAATTTACTGGAAATACTAGTAGTCATGTCAGTACTGTTAACATCGAGATTTAGTGTCAATTCACGGGGCAATAATTTTACTCCACCATTACCGTATTCTAATCCATTTACAGGGTTTTGACTACGCCACACGTGGACAATATCATTTTCTTTTTCAGACAACATAGAATTAAATCTAAATTGAGGATTAATAATAGCATCGGCATCAACTACCCAAAACATATTAGTAGTTGCTACTTCGGCGGCGGCGATGTGTGCTTGATGAATTCCCTTGACACCGTCAACTCTATGAATATCGTTATGCTGAACACCAGCATGCCTTATTAATTTTTCGTAATTTTCATCTGCATATTCTTCGTTATATGCAATAAACACAATGTCATAATACTTGGTGTGACTTGCTATTGTATTCATTTTTATCATACCTGAAAAGAATCTATTTTCTATTTCTTTATCAGTCACTTCTTTATCTTTAGGAAACAATCCTACAGATGGCAAATTGCGGTCAGCACTATTTGGCCAAATATGAACATATTTTTCTTCGTGTACTGGAGGACGATAATCAAAGTTAAAATTTATGTCCACTACTACATCGGGCCAGATTGCCCAGAATAACTTAGTTGTAGATTTTTTCTGTGCGTCTCTAAACGACTCAGCAGTCTTTGCAAATGGCCAAGATTGTTTTAGTCTGTTAAAATCCAATTCAGAACTTTTATTATTTCGACTGATAAAAATAATATCGTACATTATCGTTTCCTTATAATTCGGGGTGTATTGTTAAACACAGTTTTAAAAAATTTACTACCGTTTGCATCAACATTACTAAGCTCTAATTTACATTCGTGAATTAAAGTTTCTCCTAAGCCCATGATTTCATAGGGCAACATTTCGTCCGTAATCTTGCTGTATTTTTCTTCCCACTCTTTTGTGAGCCAATCAAAATCACGGACATTGCTGTAATCCCAATCAGTGCAATTGGTAAGATAAGCACCTTCCCTAGCACCATACATGCTCCATAACCCATTAGTAACATCAGCACCAATATTACACCACACCAGCAATCTGTGATAATTTTGCCACCATATTGTTTTAAGATCAGGAACTTTGGCTCCTTGATCCAGTGACATTTTTACACCCTCACGGAAGCCGGCACGCCATGCTTGGAAAGGAGTGGCATTGGTAAAGCTCTCGCTGTAGTTTTCATTAAACTGATAATACTTGTCATCAAAGCAAAATTCAACTAATCCTTTTGTATCGTTAGCATCGGAGTTTTCATGTGTTTTCATCTCATTAACAAACTTAGGTGTCCACATTTTAAGTCCACCGTTTCCGTACATGAGGTCATTAACATGTACTTTGCCACACCAACTGAATACATGGTTAGGCGTTAATCCAAGTTTGTTTATGTCTATTTCAACTTCTAAAAATTTTGGATCAACAATATTATCGCCATCTACTGTGACAAAATATTCAGTTTCGCATTTGGCAGCACATGCCTTGTGTGCGGCATCACTGCCTTTGACTCCATGCACACGCTTGGCCCAGGGTACTTTAGCAACTAGATCTGCATAATGCTTTTCAGCATTGGGCTCATCGTAACTTAGAAATATAATATCCTGATCTATAATTTTTATTGTTTTGCTCATTCTTCAGTTTTCTTCCAAATTGTTAATCCGTATGATGAAAATAAGGATTTAGTAGATATTGAAATTTTATCTATTTTTTCTTCTACACTACTTGTAAAGGGAACGCACACTTTATCCAATACTAAATCTTTTATGTTAATAGTAATTGTTCTAACTAAAAAGTCAAAGTCAGTTTCTAATGTAATGAAAAAAGTCAATGTCTCCATGGAATACTTATTATCATAATACTGTTGTCTAACTTTATCTGATATTAAGAAAATCCACATGCTTTCGTTTGGACTCCAGTGTACTGTTAATTCTGTCTTTTTATTGGGCTTGGCAGTAATCCATTCAAACATATTGTTTTTAAAAAACAACTCCTGTTGCATTCTAGGAACAATCTCCAATCCCGATTCACTATCAGGATTCTTTGTTCTTGTTACTGCCCAATCTTTAAATTGTTCTACTCCCGTTACAAACTTTTCATATAAAGGATAATCTATCACAATCCCTTGTTCATATTGACTGTTTTCTTCGTTTGAAATAGCCAATATGTCGCCAGTCTTAATATCAAAATAGCATCTATAAGTTTGTACCGCAGGAGCCATTGCGGCTGCAATTTCTTCGGGGCTAAGGCAATCTTCAATATCTTCCATCTGCTAATTCCTTTAATCTATCAAGTATGCTGTCTGTTAAGAAATTCTTTTCTACATAATGAAATAATGCAGGCTGTTTAATGTTGCCAACAATCAAGTTTCCTTTAGATGTCAATACATAAGGAACAGTATCTTGCCAACTTACTGGCGATATCGGCCAGGCTTGCAACGGTGTTTTCATATGTATAAAATGCAAAGGAGAATTAGTATCAAACATGTCATCTTGCATACCGGACAGTTCAATTGCAATAGCACTGGCTAAATCCATACTTAACCAAGGCTGATAATCTACAGGTGCGAATTCAGAATAGGCCCATTCCCAGTTATTACATATAAATTCTAGTGCTTTATAAAAAACAAGACTTTCGTCGCATTTCTTAAAGTAATGTAATGCATAATATGGGTTAGATAAATTATTGGAAATAAATGCTTTACGATGCACAGTATCTACAATTGTTTCCAATTTGTAATTTTTAATAGTAGAGCAAAATCTAATATTAAAATGCTCACAATAATTCCACCAAGAAGAAATGTCATCCAATAACAACATATCTGTATCTAAGATAATAGTTTCATCGTAAGGGCTTGCATGATATAATTTCCAGCGATTCTCAACTTTCCATTTTGTATCAGCAGCGTCGTCATTTCCCGGAATTGGAATAATTTGATCAAATACAGATTTGTATTTTTTTGGAACTTTATCATTGGTTACCAACGATATCATCGATACAGTGGTCTGACTATATTTGATCGACAATGCCAATGCATATGCCTGTTTGACGTAGTCAACAGTATCTGTATTTTGTGCGAGTACTAAGAAACCTTTAGACACCTGTGCCTCCATCAATAAAACGACTTAAACTGGCTTTATTCATAACGTGGATATCAATACCACTTGTTTTTGCCGCAGTGTATTCTCCAAGATAATCTTGTTTTTCCACAAGAAATTTTAAAGTAGTATCATCGAGTGTGACAAGAATATCACGGTCAGTAGAGTAGATCATTTTTCCAGGCAATTCATCCGCAAACGTACCATTGGTTTTGCCGTTCATAATGTGTATAGCAATGCTAAAAGCAAAATCATTTCTAAACGTGGGAGATTCGATACTGTACAAAGTTCTAAAATAATTCCAATTTAATTTTATGTATTCAATTAAATCAAAAAATGTTTTCATAATTGGATTCTTTTCAAATATAAATGTAGTGGCCCAATAAAATGGAATTGAGTACGGATTAATTCTAAGGTATTCTTTATTTGTACGCCAATTAGAAATATCTAAACTGTCTTTGTATATTTGTAAATTTGCATCGTGTGTTAATGCACCTGCAAGTACTGATGAATTAATTATATAATCACTGTCAATTACAAGTGTTCTGTCATACGGAGTTAAATCATATACCTGGCTTCTTGATAGATTTTTCCAATCGAGAATTTTAGAAGATAACGATCCGTCATTAAATCTGCGTGTATGGAATGCCGCACTATCGGGTATCTCAATTACTTGTTCAAATATATGATCAGGTTGGCTTTCTAATAACCAGCTTTTACTGTCTGTAATTACAGATACTGGAATTTTTAAAAATTTATCGATCCGTGTGGCAGCAAACACTGCCATTTTGACATAATCGATTGCAGAATTATTCTGGGCAAATATTACTGCTCCGCAGTTCATAGCTCAATCAAACCCTGTATTCTACGTTGTTTTTTGATTTCTGTATATTTGTTTGAATATGAATTCAACGCAAGAAAATACTGTTCAGTAACAGCATCAAAAAATTCTTGCACATCTTGAATTTGCACAGGAGAGTTGTTTGAATCAACAAATACAACGTCAGTTGTATGTCCAAGATCCAATACAGTCTTGACATAAGTAATCAAATTGCTGTCAATTTTAAATACAGCACCGTTAATATAGTATATTAACTGTTGATTAAATTCTTCTAAAATAATTCTTCGTTGGTTTGACAATGTAGCCATGTAATTGGCTGTTTCAAACGCTTTTTCAATTCTTTCGTCCATAGATAACTCCACAAGTAGTATAATACACTACTTTAATTATCTAGTCAACGAATTTAGAGTTATAAACCTGAAACTACAGCAGTAGGAGGAGTTACCGATACATTCGAACCAGTGGCATAATATTGTTGAGAAATACTAGTCAATGTACCGTTTGCTGGCTCAAAAGCATATCCGCCCGCACCGGCAGATGTATAAGAAAATGTTGGCGTAAAGATCACTTGTGTAGATCCTGCATTTCGTCTAGCATACAAATCATATTGATTTGGAGAATATTGGCTATCGGCTGCATCAACAAATTTTGTAAAAATCAACTGATTAGTAGTTGTTAAGTTATACCATCCAATATTCTGCGAAGTTCCTGTGCCTGTGTTTGTGGTAGTATTGGCACTCATTGATATAATACCCATGTTAGTCAACAATGTTGCCCAAGATCGATTAATAAGAAGACTAGTATCGCTTGTGTAATTTGTAAAACTAGCACTGAATTTAAAATTTCCGCCACTGTTAAAATAAAAGCGGGCTGCATCAGCTGATGCAAATGTAACAGTAACGGTATGACTAATCGTAGAAGCCCACGGACTAGTTCTAGTGGCTGGGACAAAGTTTGCCAAAGTTCCTTGGCTGGCTGGAGGAATAGTTAATCGATTGCTAGTAGTTGTATCTGCAAACGTATTATACGCAGCACGATCAACTTCTTTAATTGTTGTACTAGTGGTTGGTAATACTAATAAGCCGCCCTCGTCGTTGCCTGTTTGGTGTTGTCTTGCTTTAAGTAAATCAGTTCTTAAATTATTCCACTGAGCAACTGTAATTTTATTATTTCTAGCAACTTGAGAACTCGCTAATGCTTGTCCGTAGCCGTAGTCGGCTGATCCTGTTCCTAAGATATTGCTTATTTTTGATTGTATAGCATTGTAATCTGTTGCTATAATCGATGTGCCAAAGCCTGCCATGAGTTATCCTTTGTATGCAAGTATAGTTATCATTATAAAATAACACATTCTACGAGTTTAACCGATGCGTCATTATTGGTTTCTAATGCAATTGCAAACACATCAGCAGTATTGCCCATTGCGGCTTGGGCAGTGCCGGCGGCACCAGCTACTAAACGTTGTCCTTTAATAACAGACCCTGTCACTTTAACAGGAACACGCCCTTTAAGAGCAACATATGTTCCACCTTCTAGTTCGCTATTCATCATATATGCAGGGTTTGCAGAAACTGCACCCAACGCACGGAATCCCACTTGGCAAGTTGTAACTTCTTTTTCGCCGCCTACCATTAGAACTGTGCCTATTTCATATTCTGCATCAGCTAGATATTTTTCTGCCAAGTCAGCATAGTTTGCACTAGTTGCAACACCTTGGAATACTACTGCATTTATATAACCGTTGCTATCTCTAGCAGCAATAGTGTTAATACTAGAGTCTGTACTAGCAGAACGATAGTTACCATTAACGCTTAATAAGTCAGATTTATCAGCAGTTCCTTTAAATTTATCAGCATGTACGTTATTAAATTTAAAGTCTAAAGATCCAATATTTGATACTAAAGTTGTGGTAGGTAATATATCCACATAAGTGGTATCAGTACGACCACTAAATTTAATATTTGAAGTAGTTGGAGTTCCAGAAACAGTTGTTTTAAAAACAATTTCTTTACCTTGTTGATTTTGGATAGTAGGGGTAGTTTCTGAATCGTTAAAAATACGAAGCAATGCTTGCGGGTTACCAACTGTAAATCCTGCATGTGAAAACTGTACAGGATTACTAAAAGTTGCATTAGTTGTTTGAATAAAAGAGCTGGCAGATAACCCACCTAATCTTTCACTATCAGTAGCAGTTCCCCAAAATCGGTGGCCAGTTTGTGTTTGCCCTAGATTATTTACTCCATCATCGTTGGTGTAACACAATGTTACGCCTTGATGTATGTTTGCAAAACCATCTATTTGATTAACAGCATTTAGTGTAAAATCTTCAGTGCTGATTGTAAATATTGTAACATCGTCATTGATAGCTTGGATAACTGCATGAGGATTTCCACTTGTGTCTAATAAGCTAACCGAACGCATTTGCGTGACTGTTTGAGAACCGGCTACGCCTTGCGGGCCAATTAATGTAAAATTTGCACCATCCCACGCATATAACTGCTTGTTGGTCGTATCAAACCAGAAATCACCAACTGTTAGGCCTGTTGGTGCAGTTGAACTAATTTCAGCGCCGCCGGTTGTGCGGAATTTAACACCATCATAAAACTTTAATTTACTAGAACTGCTATCAAACCAGATTTGGCCAGAGATTGCTCGTGGTGGAGGGTTGTTTGATGCAAAATTTTCCAGCAAAAATACAAAATTTTCATTTTGTACTCCGCCGTAACCGGCATAATTTTTACCAATTAGTTTTAGATCAAGAGTTGCATCGATAGTTCCGTCTGCAACCACTGCAACTTGTGCTCCATTTGTTCTAGTTATAGTATATGACATCTCACTCGTTCCTTATTCTACAGTATTTATTCTATTTGTTAAGGCAAATTAGTTTGCCACTGCCATACTCCAGCCAATAACTGGAACTGCCTTATTTCTGTGGTGCCGCCTACTTCAGTAACAACAATGTTTGCTTCTGTATTAAATTCATGATCTGCTGAATTAAACACATATGACAAGTAATTTGTGGCTATTTGGTCGTTTCTGTAACCCAACGGCACAGTTAAAGATAATGCCAGCGGTGCAGACCTAACTTTAATATCTACATATGTTTTATTTGCAGCATCTGTGTCAAGAATTGGGTTAGCTAGTGACGATATACGATGGTCGCGTATGTCTACCGTGCCATTGCCTTTGGGATCCAATATAACATCACCGTCCGCTTGACTCAGATTTGAATAACTAAGAATATTATCCTGGATATTTAAATTGGCAGCTTGTAGGCTAATCAACGCTCCTATACTGGTCAATCCCGGAGCACTTGCAATATACGTTCCTAAACTGCTGCCTGTCAGTGCATCTTGTCCGTTAATTTTAAACGATTTTCCAACTGCTAAATCTATATTTTCTGAGCTTGTCCAGCTAGATGTTGCAGATAACCATGCTATTGTTTTATCTACATCTGTACCTGCTGCCAGCGTAATTCCACCGCCGTTGGCTGTAATGTTAGTTGGCAATGTTGCTTTTCCTAACACTATCATTTTATCTGCTATTTCTAAATTTGTAGTATTAATTGTGGTTGTTGCACCTTCAACAATCAAATCTCCACGAATCCTAGCATCTCCGTTAACATCCAATGAAGCCGTTGGCAAGTTAGTGTATATGCCAGTTCGTTTGGTAGTCGCATTGATAAAAAATGCAGTATCAAGTCCTGTTCCACTAAGCAAATTAATACCATAGTTCTGATTGGTAGTATTTGATTTAACTTGGAAAATTGATGTAGTAGCATTGAATTCAGTACTAGAACCTTCGCCTAACACCAATGGAATTGCATTTTGAATAGTAATAGTACCCGTCGTTGCTGAACTATCTGTTGTTGAAAGGAAGTTTGCGGCAGTTTTACGAGTAACGCCGTCAGCTGATAACAAATAGTCTGCTTGTGTAACAGGACTGTGAAGTTTGATTCCTGAATATGTACCTGCATTAAATCCGGTGTACACGTCTCCTGCATAGCCTGCAATAGTGCTTGCAGGCGTAAATGTATCTTTACTCCAAATACCAATAGGAGTTCCAGCTACACTGAGTCGCAAAACCGTATGGCTAACACCAACTGAGTCAACAATATCTTCTGTATAAAATCCAGTAGTGCCTTGTGTTGCGGTCCATAGTGGACCAGCAAGTTTAGTCGATGTGCCATCATTAAAATAAAGTTGCTGGCGGGTACTGTCAATCCATATATCACCTGCTGAAATACTACTGGGCACAGTGGGAGAAACAATTGTGCCGCCGCTAACTTTAAAAACAGATCCGTCGTACACTTTTAATCTGTTTTCGCTGGTATCAAACCATAATTGTCCAGTAATTGGATGATTAGGTTGAGCAGTATTAGCAAAATTTTCTAATAACCAGACAAAATTATCATTTATATATGTGCCGTAGCCGCTGGAATTTTTTCCGATTAATGTAATATCTGTTACAGTTTGATCTATGGCACCATCCACTAACTGTGTTAGTGTTGTTCCATCTGTTTTAATTATAGTATAACTCATTATATGACACCCGTAAAGATTATATAATTTATAGTTGTGTACGGATTCATAACATTAACCGCAGTTCCCAATTGTCCCGCAATAACACTTCCGCTATTAGGTAAACCAGATCCAGTGCTTATATTTGGTAATCCTAATCCAGGAACTGCGCTTGTATCACTTACTCCACCAGGCAGACCCGCTGCATAGTATTGGGCAGTCGCACTACTTAAATTATGTTTGTGATCCGGAAGATTCGACGTAGTTAATGCAACAGCTTGGCTACCTGAACCTGTTCCAATCAAATCCGCAGTAACATCGGTAACTCTGTTAGCGGCTGCTTCTGGTTGGCCGCTAATTTGTATTCCAATATCATCTTTGCTCGATACAACGCCGCCGTTATTCATGTTGTCACGGCCCAGGGGAAATCTTCCTCTAAAATCTGGCAATGCAAATGTTGCATATCCTTGTAAAGATATAGCTGCTTTGTAAGTGTATCCAATGACGCTATACAATACAGGATAGTCAGCGGTTCTTACTTCACTTCCATCGCATAATAAATATCCAGTCGGTACCACATTACCAGCAAACGGAAATATTACTCCCACCGGCACGGTTGCCACATGTTTGAGAAACACATCCTTTGTCATTCGAGATAAGTTAGACTCTCCTACTCGATATATTAACATTTGATCAGTAGCCAAAGAATCTGTTGCAGGATTTTTGTTACTGATAAAGTTCTGACTAAGTGTTGTATTAAAAATTGCAGTACCAAATGTACTCTGTCCAGTAAAACTCACAGGATCACTTGTAACATCGCCTGCTAAACTAAACACGGTCGGGCTGGCTAGACGAGCAGCTGAGCCGCTGATGCTACCTTCTAGCGTTCCTGTGAACGTTCCTGTAAAATTACCCACAAATGACTGTGCGTAAATGTTTCTAAATGATTTTGCTGAAGTACCAATATCGTATATATTAGTAGTGCTTGGTAATAAAGCTGGGCCTGGTAAGGGCAAGCTAGTATTGCTATCAATCCAATTTAAATGTAATTGGCCGTTTATTGTAACATCGTCTCCCAATGTGGTTTTTTTACTCACTGCAAGTCCACCAGCAGTAATAATACTACCAGTAGTTGTGGATAATGAATCATCTTCTGATGTGACGTTTATGCCGCCGCTTGTGGTGATGAGTCCAGAAACATCTAATGTTGAAGCAGGAGAGGTATTATTTGTACCAATACCTACTCTAGAATTTGCGGCAAGATGTAATACTGTGATAGGAGTGTTATTGTCATTTAATCTAAAACTAACACTATTTCCACTGGCTTTGGAATATAACACAGTACTTGTACCATCAGAACCTGAACCAATGTTAAAGTTTAAATTGCTACCAACAGTAATACCACCATCTGCACGTATGCTTATTGGATAATTGGTAACGCTGGATATATCTGTTCTTAAAAAATTTGCAGCGGGTACTGTAGTGGTTCCTACTAATAAAGCATCTGCCTTTTCGGCTGTTCCCCAAATTCTAGATAGCGAATTAGTATTTGTTGAATCAGTTGAACTGAGATTAAATCCTTGATTGATTGTCGAAAACCCTGTGACCGTTGACTTTGGTGTAAATGTTTCCTTGCTGATGATTGCTATTTGATAATCATTTGCATACAAACTAATAACACTATGAGATACGTTATCAGTATCAACAATAGTATCGATCACCGGGCCTGTTAATTTACCTGAACTAAATTGTGGCCCTACTAATAACCAATTGCTACCTGAAAATACATATAATTGTGCTGTTGTAGTATCAACCCACAGGTCTCCAGGATTACTGTTTGCGGCAGCTGGCACTGTTCCTGCTTTCTTAATTGATCCGGCTGCTGTCCAAATAGTTCCGTCGAATACTTTTAATAAACTTACACCTGTACTGTTATCATACCACAGTTGGCCTTCAACAGGATTGCTCGGAGGATTATTATTTGCAAAATTTTCTAATAAGTGCAAAAAACTTTTTGCAATTTCAGGAGCGTATCCAGCATAATTCTTACCTACAAAATTTAAACTTGTTTGTGTGTTAAGTGCTTGATCTTCAACTGTGATGCTTGGTTTGGCAGGATTAGTTGCATCAGTAAAAGTAACTTGATAGGCCATTTGTTAAACTCCAACCAAGCCGGTTAAGCTCTGGATACGTACAGTGTAATCAATTTGAATAAGTCTGTTTAGGCTCTTTTGTACAGGGTGAAATACCACATGTGTCAGTAACAAACTATTACCAGTGCTGCTAAAGCTCTTTAATCCCAATTCATCAAACACAAATGTGCCATTAGTAGCAGTTGCATTATCAAAAGCTAGTTGTCCTGAACTGTTGCCGTCGCCGTAGTCTAACAAACATGTAACAAATAAATCACTGTAATTGGTGCCAGTTACGTGCCTCACTTCGATATAATTCCTACTAGGATCCAAGTTGTTGCTGGAATTTTGATTCACAACTTTGGAATATGTTTGATTGTATAAACTTGCATTTGATCCCGAGCTATTTGGAGTCAAATATGTAATAATTCCAGTAGGATCGATTGCGGTGCCGCCATTGCCAAAAGCCATTTCGTAAACAAATCCGTTGCCGCTATCGGCAAGACTGTTGGCTAGGGCAATACTGATGTTTTCATAATGAATGGCATTACGTTTATTAATAAAAATTTCCCCAGATTCCGGGTTATAAATTTTAATGTGCCCTTCTATGTGGATTCCAGTTGTTTCTTGACTCTGCATAATGATCTCTCTTTATCGTGTATTTATTCGTTTATATAATGTGCTAGTTTATTGCACATCGGGGATAGCATTTTCAGCGTACCAAGTACCCGGAGTTGCTCTTAAAAACTCGGCAATCTTGCTGTTATCGTATTGAATGTTAGTCTTGCTATCCCAATCAATTCCATTACGTTTAATAATTGTAATACGGGTTCCAAAAGATAGCTTGTGTGTCAATCGAATCGCAGAAGATGTGCCATCAACTGAAAATTCCGCATCTAATTTAATATCTCCAAGAGGACTATTTGGTGCGTTGTTTTCGTTATGCATCTCGTACGGAGATTTTTTTAATCTGATATTTCCAACAAAGAACGTCCAGTTAGTGATATCATTTTTAAAATTACTTGTACTAGTGTGTTCAGTCATACATTTATATGTATAACTACCTAATGTTACTATTATACCAGGAAGATATGTTACATTAGGTAGCCAATTTACGCTAGTATCATAGCCGCCAACAAATACTTCAATTTCATCACACTGGCCGTATCCCACAGGTATTGTAGTGTCGTACAATTTCCAATAGGTTGTGTTTGTCGGAAGTATAGTTACAATGGAGTTGAATACATAAGATTTTACGTTTACGTAATATAAACTATTGTAGATTACAACATCGTTTGCATTATAACCGCCTGCAATATTATAATTTCCTGTTAGTGTAAATCCAAAATTAGTAAACCACTGTTCAATGCTGGATTTAGCAGGTACAAAATTCAACGGAATGACAATACTTTCTCCGTCCGATATTACTTGCTCAACCATTGACGAATCAACATATGGTATAGATTCTGTCGGGCCTATTTCCTGAACATACGTACCAGCTTTGTGTACTATTGGCGTTCCTGTTCCTAAAGTTCCTCGACGTAATTTACTTAATACATTACCGTCTAGTCCGTAAAACTCAATTCGTTCGCCTCGAATTTCAATAATACCTGGTTTATTTTTAAGTGTGTTAGGTTTATCAAAACTATCAGCGTTTTCGACTTCGATAGTTCTGTCATTAAATTTTAAATCAGTTACTAATACTGTTCGTTTGTTTAGGCTTAGGCGTTTGTAATGTACACGATTCAGCATATCTTTAAATTGCATATAAGAAATACCAGCCATTAATATATTACTGCCAAATGTCATTAATGTGATTTTATCATCAATCGAAGGTTCGACAGTAAGCTGTATGCTTGTACGGCCTTCATTTAATTTATAATCTACGCTAGGAACAAGTATAGTTTCATTTTGAATGACCCATACGTAGCTATCACTGATAACAGCACGATCTAATACTAATGTTCCGTTAGTAATTCCTTTATAAGAATAGTATTCAACAGAATCAGGTGTTAATGAAAGATTAGAAGACACTGTTAACATTGTTCTTTCAATGTCTAAAATATCATGTTTATAAGAACTAATAACTTCTACAACATCTAAATTAGAATATGATTCAGTAAATGTAATTTGATTTTCAGCCGGGCTGTACGAATAACCTTGATCGGCAGTAACACTTACTACTAAAGTTTGTTTTGCATATTGAGAATAAATTAATTTATTAATTTTAACAGTTATACCACCCAAATCAATTGTATAATCTGATCCAAGATTTAATCGTGTACTGCCGACATAAACAAAAATATTAGTAATTGCAGTTGAGTATGGGATTACTTTTGTTGGATCAATTGTATAATTTAATCGATTATTTGAAATTGTAAAATAACTATTAACTGGGCCTGCGACAATAGTATTATTAACACGAACCACCATATTTGATTCGTTAGGCAGTGCATCTCCAATTTTATATTCTAGAGAGTATACACTGGATCCGTTGGTAACTATTCGTTCAGTTTTTGTCACAGCAAACGATTGTTGATCACCTGCAACAATAATAAAACTTAACAATGCTCCAGCCTCAGGAGCAACTCCAAATCTCATAGCCACGCGATTAACACTGTTATAAGTGTTATCAGTTTTGAATATATCAGGAGTGACTGGAATTCCGTCAACATAAATCAATGCAGTTGTAGATTCTAACCAAGGTGCTCTAGTAATAAATTCCTGGGTTGTACCGTCTCCCACAAAATAGTCAATATCCAATATATTACTTCCGCTGAATCCAATGGTGTAGGTTGTTATTATTGTTTCAGCAGCTGGTGCAATATCAAATATAACTTGTCTATTTCTATAATCAATAGTATAATCTGTTCCACTAGTTTGTAAATCTGTTCCTTTACGTACTATCACTGCTTCGGCAGTATTTGGCTGGAGCGATAATTTAAATGTTGTGGTGTCACCGTCTGCAATAAAATTGTCTACCATAATATTAGCAGCACCGGATGGTGGTTGGTCGTATACTTTAATAGCAACTGCATCAACTACTTGTCCAGGTACCACTTCTTCAGGTGCTGGACTAGTTGTTGGCGAAATTAAATCATCACCATCTAAAATAATATCATCTGATAATATGCCAGTTGCACTGGTAAAGATGCCAGTGCTATAGTTGCCGGTGAACTCTCCGCCACTTAATGCAGTATCATAGTCAGTATCTTGTGATTTAATCGAGCCGTCACTTGTACTTCTACGTAAGATAATAGTGTCATTATCGTTGATTGCATAATCGTTTGGTATACTAACAGTTTGTGTAATATTGCCAGTGTAGGTCGGCGTAGTCACTACTGCTGTGGTAATCGATTGTTGTGAAGTACCATAGTCTGGATCGTCTAATCTAAACGGTCCAAGATTTCCAGTTATTTTTATTATACTGCCAACATCAGCTGGTTCTTTTAATGTAATAATTCCGGCTGTGTAAATGTTAACATTGGTTGGGATTATTAAATCTCGACTAAATTCTAATGCAGTTCCTGGTAAAAGATTTTCATATATAATTTGATTAAGAATTACGCCAACATCTTCTACAATTTCTGTTACAACTGTCCCGTATCCAAATGCTGATACAGATGTAGTTTTAATAATGTCTCCAACTGATATGCCGATTGTTGACGCCATTTGCACAGTGAATCCGCCTCGTATACTGCGGGTAAAATGCAATGTACCGTTTGGCTCGCTATCGGCTTTGGCGCTGATAGTTAAAGTTGTTGCGTTTACTCTTTCTATTACAGTTTGGCCAGATGTAAATCCCGTTCCTATAATAATCATACCAGCATCAATGCCGGCGGTGTTTACTACCTTAAGTGTTGTAGTTGTATAAACAGTAGCTGAATCGTAATTGGAATCGACGCCGGCTGATGTAGTAGGATACACCACAGAAACAGTTGGATTATTCTTGTTTACATTATAAGAATATACTAACTGGCCTGCAACTGCTTCGTGAGTTTCTATATCGTATTTTGTATGATATATATTAATTTCAGATCCAACCGGCCATGTTGTTGGTAGAGAATCTGCTGGGTTTGATGGAAAAGTATGTGTGTCTGCACTAACTACAGCAATGTAATCGTCAAATGTTGAATCAACTGAATCCCATTTGTCTGTAAAGTAAGGTAGTACTCCCCAGCCTGTGCTTATATCAAATCCTAATCCAGTAACAACAACTCCACCATAATCAATACCTGTCATCAACTGACTTAAATCATTTCCAATATCGCCTTCTTGTGGATTGTAGAGATAATTAATTCGATCAGCGGCATTTAGTAGAGCAGCATTTTTCTTATAAGTTACAGAGACACTGCCAGTCGGAGCAGAATCAAATATAATTAATCCTGAATACGCTGTACTTCCGTTAGTCTTGGTCGACACAACCGATAGCTTATAAGAATCACGTAATGCAGTAACTCCAGACACAGTAACAATTGACGAGCCAATTGTGTTATCAGGCGCCCATGTTAAAGGAAACTGTAATCGAGCACCGTTAGGACTAAATGTTTCAGTTTCTTCTAAATGTGTGACATAGTAAGTTTGTGTTATTCTATCAAACTTTATTTGAATTAAATTTGACCTCGGTAAACCTTTTCCTATAATTGCAATTACTTGGGCAGACGTTCCAGTTGTAAGTATACCGCCGTCAATAATAATCGTAGGGGCTGACAAATATCCACTGCCCGGAGTTAATAAAATAATACGATTAATTATTCCGTTAGAGAAAAATGCCCTGGCTTTAGCTCCAGATCCAGAATCGCTTATAATACGAACAACGGGTTCAGTGATATATCCGGATCCTCCGTTAATAATCTTTAATTCAGTAATAACAAATCCTAGATTATCAACCCAATTTTTCCAAGGGTATGAATTAAACGCAGAATCAAGAGTCACTAGCGATCCTTGACTTACATACGCATCCATTGTTATGATTTTATTATTTTTATATCGAGGAGGTACATCAAAATCTGAGATTAAAGAACTGCTTAATTCTCTATTTTGATATGAGCTTACGTATTCTCTAATTTTTGTTTTGTAAGGTTTAACTTCGGCAATATATTCCTGATAGTCAGCTAAATTATCGTTTATATAAGTGACTGGCTGATCTAAGAGTCCAACATTATGTCGTGCTTTGATAAAACTTGATTTAAAAATCCAATCAATGTATATTTGTTCACTAAGTGCATAACGCACAGTTGTAAAGAACAAATCTAAATATTTTACTTTTAATTCATCAACTAATATATCATCTTTTAATGCATTCAAAATAATACGTAGTTCAGTTGTAGGTGAGTTATCGAATACAGCACTGTCGTATGTTGAGCCGTCATATCCCTCGTCTGTACTAACAGATTCGTAAATAGACGAACTAAATTGTATTGTTCCGTTACCAATTCCAACAACATTATACGATCTAGTATAATCAAATAAATCATTATTAGCATACTTTTCTACAAGTAACCAGTTTCCAAAACTTGTATTACGGATTTTAACTATTTGTCCTATCTCTACAGTTATAGAACCTAATTCTGCTAACGTGTTAACTGCATAGTCAGCAGCCGTAAATTGACTGTATCCCTTGGCAAACCAGTCAATATAATACCAATAGTTTTGTGTATTGTAAGTTTGAGATTGTAGTCTAGACCATACTTTTTCTGTTGGTTCGTAGCTGTATAGGGCCCATGCTCCTAGGGCTTGACTATCACTGTATATTAGTACAGAATAATCTCTTACAGATGCAATGGTATTATTATCATAACCTTCACCGGGCGACAGCACTGTTACTCCAGTTATTTGGCCAACAGCATTGATAATAGCACGCACCTTAGCACCAATGCCTGAACCAATAATGTTTATATACGGTGCTTGTACATAGCCTCGGCCGGCAAATTGAATATCAAGCCCGGTTATCTTACCGTCGACAATTATAGGATTTCCAAATATAGGACGTTTATACGCACCAACATTCACAAATCGGATTTCTGCATCTGTATTCTCTGTACTATCGTAAAGCCCTGTGACTAAACTTGGCGGAGTATCGTATAGTTTTAACTTGGATATATCACGAGTAGTAACTATTTGCTCGTCTTTTAATGTTAGATTAACTTGTTCAACAAATTGTTTTAATGCTTCAAATCGATTAACAAACATACTTTGACGCGGACGATTTTCTATACCATAACGTAATTTTGGAGGTAAGGATACATCCGGAATTTCTCTACCAGCTAGATCTTTTCCACACAAACTGTCAAACCATTTTAACTCAATTGAAGCAGGTAATACTGTACCAGCATCGTTGTTAATAATTTTCCATTGACTATGTACATTAGTGTTAATATTATCAGTTGTCCAGTATTCAACTGATAGTACAACTTCAGTGTCTTTTAAATATTGTTTTGAATTAACTAGACTAAACGAATTAGTACCAGTTAGTGCCATGTAAGTATAGCCTTGGCCACGTGGATTCTCTATTAGACTTGCAACATCCTGTGCCGATAAGTGTCGACCAGATACATTAGGAATAGTCTTTTTATTCTTAATCCAATAGTAATATGTATTCCTAAAAGATTGGCTAATAGAATCATAACGCTGCCTTAGTGCGTATACACTATTTCCATACAGTGAAGTTCCACTGATACCTGCGGCAATACCCTCTTCGGTATCAGCAAGTTTATTCCATGCCTCCGGAAGTAATGTAGTTTCAATCCACTCGTAGATATCAATACTTGCACCAGTTGCCAATGTATTCCATGTGTTGGTCCGGTACATTACATCTGAGTCGTAGCTGTTAATAAATTTAGCGGTACGTAGATCCCACCATAATCTACCAACTTGTGATTTGTTCCAAGGAGAATCGGCATCAACATTAACATTTCCAGTTCCCACAGAATAAATTGCAGGATCATAGAATGATTGGTACTTAATTTCTCCCGCGGCAGGACCGGCTGGACGATTCTGTGCAACATCAATCAAATCAAGATATGTTAATAACTGTCCTGATACTCGATTGTATAAGAAGGCTTTTCTGATTTTTTTAACATCAGGTTTATCAACTTCTTGATACTTAATTTTCCAACTGTTAGTGCCAGGAGGTTTTAGATAATCGAAAACTTTTCCTGAAATTAAATTACGATCCAATGCATAAGGTGCACCTACAATTACCCTGTCGTTACCAACTGCAAATCCAATTCCATAACCATCTCGAACTTTTAAAGTATTATTAAGTGTTTCACTGTATACCCAATTATTCAAATACTTGTCATAGATATCAACTCGGCCGCTATCTACATTAATCGAAACAAATCTTGTAGAATCTTTGTCAAAAGTAGTAGCATGTTCGTTTCTATCCGATGTTGGGTCGTTTACATACGTAGATGTTAGTATGTTATCATCAGCATCTATATACGAGAATGTTGGTAGGGTGGTTGCATATTGATCCAACGATGTCTTTATGATAGTATCTTCGTATGAACTATAAACTACAAGAGTATTACTGCCGTTCATAAATGCAACTCTGCTACCAAAATATCCAGACTCTTCTGCTTTGTGATTTACAAGTTCTTGATAAGAAGTATATCCCGAAGATGTTTTTTTGTATACAGTAACCTTTCCTTGGAATTGTTTATTACCAGATGCTAAACTATCACCTATAACAAAGTAAGATGCATCTGATGATAATGAAATGCTATTGCCAAAACTAGTAGTAGTTCCTACTAGAAGTTGTTGAGTAGCGTTGGGGCCAGGATTAGTAATAATAAGAATTCTTCCAACCGTTTCTCCGTTATTTGACGATATTACCAAAGTATTATTATCAGAACTAATTGCCAGTGTACTACCAAAATTAGCATTTGCAACGGTGCCTTCATATGACGGTAGATTTTTATCATATCCCCAGCCTACTAATGAAAAACTAATTTTTCCACTTGGTGTACTGTCAGCTGGAGCACTGATAGTTAAACTTGTTCCGTTGCTTGACACTTCGACTACAGTTTGGCCGCTGGTAAATCCTTCTCCGCTAATAATCATTCCAGGCAAAATACCAACAGTTGGATTTACAATTGATCCTACATCTTTTGATAATGCAAGTGTAGTATCTGAACTGCCGACTGGATTGTAATAGGCAGTCTTATATTCAGTAGTAGTATATTGCAGTTTATAAATCTTTCCGGCATTGACATTATAGCCAGATGCCGCAATATACAACACGTTGTTACCAAATACTAAATTAGAACCAAAATGTTCGTAATTAGCGGGTGTTGGGCTGACAATAGAATTAACTATTGTGAATACATTGTTTGAATCTTTTTTGTATAATGAAATTACACCTTGTTCGATTAAGCCGCTGTCTTGTCCAGGAATAAGAGTTACCGGAACATATAATAGTTTTTTCCAAACATTGCCATTACTAAATGTTGCAGACGGAGTATTCGCAAGAGCTTCGTAATAATATGTATCTCCAGAATTATATGCAATATCACCTATTACATAAGGCCCTGATATTTTAATACGTGTATATACATTACTGGCTAATTTTGATCCAGTTGCCAGCCACTGGCCGTCGTATGATATAGCAGTTACAGTAGCAATATTTTCAGGCAAATTACCAGCTGGGCCTGCGAGTGTTCCAGTTCCAGCAACACTGGAGATATACGGACGCTGTACATTTTGTCGTTGTAACCATGGAGATTTATAACCGGCTTTATCCCAAGTTTGTAATTCACCCAATATAGTAGAAATAACAACCAACGTTCCTTGTTGATTGGACGTGATATATCGACCGTAATTCAATAAACTTGCAGGACTTGAATTAGTCAATTCGGTTGTTTCATAAATTGGAGTGTATTCCCAAGACGCCCATTTTCCAGTTCCGATATCGTCAGTCCATATCTGTTCTCCTAATTCTAAATTAGAAGTAATAGATTGGTCAATCGTATCAATAGACGATAATCGGCGGCTGATTAATACATTTACATTTATTTTAAGTATTAACGCAGGAACAAGTTGCTGACTCCAGCCTTTAATAGTTATTGAAATAGTAAATTTATTCTGAGATACCGATGCAACTTTATAGAATCCATTCAATAGTGGAGCTTGGGATAATCCGATATATTCTCCAACTGCTAATGTTAGTAGTTCTGTAGTAGTCACAGTTAGTGTTGTAGATCCAGAATCGTATTGAAGATCACTTACATTAATATTAGAATTGGTAAATTGATAAACGTTCCAATCATTCTTTTCAAAAGTTACCCATACATAACACTTATTGGTAAATGTTGTGATATCGTAAGATGTTATATCGCTAAGATTTTTCAAAGTTAAAAATACTTCAGACGACCTTACATAACCAGCACTACGTAAAAAAGGTCGATAATTATTAACAATTGGCCACGGATTATTATTATAACCCATTGGTTTTAAATATACCTGATTGGCATTTTGTCTTATAATAAAATCAGTAAGGCTATTTGTTGTATCTGATAACTCATATCCTTGTGGATTGTTTTTAACAGGTGCTTCGTCTAATATAAATTCTATGTTATCAAATGCAGAACTGGCTCCGTATTGGCCTGCACGTAATGCCCATTCTTCATAAAACGTTAAACTATCTTGGCCTTCTGCACTTAATACGTCAAATAGTTTATTAAGACTATTTTGTGTACCTTTTTCAATTATCATGCCTTGATAAAATTTAAATTCGCTAACATCATTCTGAATAATGTTTTCGAGGTATTGACGTTTTTGATATCCAATCAAATGTTGGGCCATTTTTTGTTGATTACTATCAAAGTTATCACTATCAAGACTATAAAAATCTTCAAATTGAGCTGCTTTGTAAGACCAATTTGGCAATAACTGGGTAGTTGGTTTCTTGTCAAGTTTGATCCAGTCTTCATCTATAAATGACTGAGACCCTATTAAAAACTTGCTTGCAGTATAAAAGAATTGTTTGTACTTAACAATATCTCCCAAGTCGTAATCTTGCCAAGCTGTCCAGTTTTGAATTTTTGCAATATCAAGAATAAATCCAGGTATGTCTAGACCGCCGTACCAGTCATTGCTGACATAGCCAGCAACTTTAATTCTGTCTTGTTTATAACCAGTTGTTGGGCTATAGATAGTATCATTAAACATTGTCAAATTATCTAACAATATCACATGTTCGTGTTGTATTAAATAAAAACTTGCACCGTATATACCATCGCTAGTGCGAGAGCTATAACTCACTGCATTATCTTCTCTATAAGAATTAATAAGAAGTGCTTCTAAAGGTGTGCCGTCAGCTTTAAAAATTTCATACCCGTTAAACGGATTTCTGATATCATCAATAACACATAAGTTTGCATTAAAAATTATCTTATCTGCGGCAGGGCTAAGACTAATTACAGGACTGCCGATACTGCTTAATCCATCAAGTTTAACAAATAATTCTTCATTAAAAATTGGGTCAGCTTCTACTTTCCTAAGTGCCTGATAATAATCGCCATTGTACTTAACAACGTTTCCGTATTCTACTGCATCCACGGGGCTCCAATCAACCCATTTTTCTTGTCCCGTTGACCAGTTTTGTGTAGTCCAGAATAAAAATTCCTTTGCACTAGTTTCCCAATTGGTAACTGCATTCAATGTTGTATTAAAATCGTCAAAGATAAATCCTTGATCTTTTAACCATTCGCCGTACCCTACTAAAAAGTCAACAACTTCTTGAGGAGATGCAAATCTAGTTCCGTATGGAATGGTAATTGAAGATTCTCTGTCCCATGTTTTTCTTAAAATAGCATCACGGCCGCCAACAATAGGCAATGACGATAATGATTTAAAATTATTAAGATTAAAGCTATCAGTTGACAAATGAGATATAGTTGTTCTATAAAATTTATTAGCAAATTTAACTACTTTGCCAGCAACATAATTTTGATTAATTTCCCAGTTGGTAAAACTTTCTGAGATTCCTCCTACATTTATTGTTATTCCAGATTGTAAAAAGTTATATATTTTAAAGTACGGCTGAGTTTTACTGTAGCCTTTTACTTCGTATTCGGAGCTAGATATTTTAGTTATAATAACTCCACTATACGTAATCTTACGTACTGGGCTGGAAACATTTAAAATAGTAGTATAATTTTCTGGAGGAACAAACACACTCCCTTCTGATAATGGAGACTTTGAATCTAATAATAAATTAAATTTTTCTTTGCTAGTAAAGCCGGCAACCCGATAACTCAATTGGGTTTTAATGTTTGATAAATCATATTGATAATCATCATAAGATTTTAAATTATCGCTTAAAATATAATTTACAATGTAATTTAAAATTCCCGAAGTTTGTTTTCTTGTCGTACTAGAGTATATACTAGGAAGTGTAATATCAGCCGGCGTAGCACGGAGTCCAGTATCTTTATAAATTAGTTGTCCAGTAAGATTCCTTACAATATTAGACCTATCGAGTAATATTCCAAATGTTTTCGACGGAGTTGATAGCATTGAGGTTAAAATAACACTAAATGCATAATAACTACTGCGTCTCCATGTTGATTCAACTGGACTAATATCTCCAAATATAAAACCGTCTGTAGGACGAGCAGTCAGTGGAGTACTTGACAAGCCTGCGGCAAGCGGGCTAATAAGATTTCCAAATTCGTCAACTGGAATATGATTTATTAAAAACGGCTTTGCGTATTTTTTTAAATACGTTGTTGGTACATTTGGTTCGCGTACTGCACCTTCTGAAATATCTTGCCACATTACTCGATTGTCACGAGTATAAGGTGCAGGCCCGTATACTTCTTGCCACCACAACGGTTCAATAGTAAAGCCTAACATTTCCCACGGACACAACTGCGGACGTTCGGTATCTAAAATCCAATGATATATACCTTTCCAATAGCCAGGCAGGCGGCGGCCGTCAGGAGCATTGTGTCCTGTATAATTAAATGTAAATGAGTCGTCTTTATTATAATTGAGAGGTTTTGTAAAATCTCTATCGATTAAACTTGACCATTTATAAAAGCTAGGTGCAAGGATTTCATTAAATTCAGTTAAACTATAATCGGTTGTTCTATTATAACTAGGAATAACATCTGCAATATCAAATATAGCAGTGTCATACGAAATTTTTATATTGTTAAAAATACGTTTTTCTAATTCTAATATTATGTTATCTCTATAGTCATTATAGGCTAATATCTGGCTACCATCATGGCCTTGTATTATCATACGAGGAGTTCGTAAACTAGTATCAAGATAAAGTTTAGGTTCGTATTTAGGCCACATACCTAATTTTGTAGGAGTTTCTGGAATAAAGCTACCGTCAGTACTATCGTATTCGTAAATTGAGATAACATCATTCTCTAATAATGTAGCAGAAATATTTACAAATCCTTGGCTATCAAATGTATAATCTTTTGTATGTATTAATTGTACACCATTCAAGTATACACCAACTGCTTTATTAGACAAGTTGTCTAAATTAAACACATTAGTAAGAGGATAGAATTTTATTCTACCATCTATTACAGTGATGTTGTTTTTGATGCTTGCACGATAAGGAACCATATCACTAAAATAATATGGGAAATTGACGGGTTTGTCTTTGTTAATTTCTTGTAAAATTAAATTTACTTGTTCTACAGGAGTTGTATTAACACCTAGCGAAGTAGCAATTGAAACAAAATTACGTTTAAACTGATTATAGCTATCTCGTGCTTGCTCAATTGCACGAACAATATTATTTGTGCCGGATGTAATATGGTATAAACTTAAACTTGCAGGACCGCTGTGTTGTACAAATTTAGTCCCGTAAGGAGTAACGTTTCCTAAATCTCGTAAATTGCTTGCACCTGGAAATACTCCAATAAAAGTAATGTCACTATCTAAATCATAATCAATTTCTTCTATAGTCTCAGATTCTTCCATATAGACATTATCAATAATACTATCAACATGGTCAATTACTTCACCCAATGTAAAATTAGAAATATCACTATTAAGAGGATTGTTTTTTAAATTAACTGGAATTTCATAGAAGCCATTTGAATTAATAGGTTGGGCAGCAAATGCTCGAATAGTTAACACATCGGTAAGCAATATATCAGTCTTAAGTTTAATTTGTTTATAGTCAGGGTTATTAACTAGTACCCAATGATCTCTAGCAAGACGTTTTCCGTTAATGTACACCCTAACAATTAAATCGTTAAGATTGGAAACATCGTCAAATATATCAATGTTAAAATTATTTGTTTTGTTAGAATTTTTGTAAATTCGTATTGCAGCCTGGGTAGTTGTAGTTGTTGCAAGTTGCCAACCGTTGATAAAATTTACTTCTCCAGTGTAACTAGTTTTAACAAGATATCCTGTTTTAACAGATTTATTAATGATATTAATAATGTCTTTGTATTGGAATGTGTCTGTTGCTAAATTAAAATTAAAAACAATATCACCAATATTAGCAATATTTTTGTAGGATAATGCAAATCCTAAGTTTGTATCCGGGTCTCCACTGCCAACTTTGTAAGAAAATAACTGTGTGCCAACAAAAGTAGATCCGTCATATGCTGTCTTGTCAGCAAAACTTTGATTTAAATTATCAACAATATCAAACAACGGTGCTTGATTAGTGTCAGTTTTTTGTTGTGCAGGCAACCAAGTTGTGCCGTTATACCAATACATTAAACCCTGGTTCGCATAGCCTTGTTTAACCAATACAACATCATTAAGTCTTGGCTCAGCAACTTTAACCAATCGAAGTTGCCTACTGCCTTCTGACAATTGTAAGACATCGATAAATTCTACTCTATACAAATTATTTTTTACTAATCGATCAGTGTCTGCTAAAAATAAAATTTGTTGGCCTTCTGCAAGACTAACACCATCGACATTGTATCCAAGTTTACCTTCGATGATAGAGAATGCGTCAATTGTAAACGAATCAATCAGATCAATGTCTGCAACCGCAACAGTGCCAAAATTAAATAATTTTAAATTAGCTTCAAATTCAATAATAGGACGAACAGCACGTAGTGTTTGATCTAATCCAACTGTTGAATTATTATATTTTGCACTAGATTCTATGACGTCTTTGTGAAACCATCGATTATACCGTGACCAAGGATTATGATCTAAACTTGAACGATTAATAACAATATAATCAAGTGTCTTTGCAAACCCTGTTGAGTCTCCGAACCCATCGCTGTCGAACGGTGTTGAATCGAATTTTAATACTTCAGACTGTGAATATACGCTAGACACTTCCAAGATAGATTTATTAATTAACTGTATAGCAGTACCTACGCCCTCGACATAATATTCACCAGTTCCGTATTCGATTGGATTTACATTACCACCAAAGGATAATTTCATTCCGTTGCTTAATTTGGTTCCGTTACTTAATGTATAAAATTTCTTTCCGATAATATCAGTCGCAACATCTATAAATGAATTTTCATCAATATCGTAAATTTGAAATACACCACCGAGATTTATATCAGTTTCACTTTGATAATATAATACATTAGGAGAATTTAGGGGAATATTAAAAATCAAAGAACCTGTTTCAATTGAATTATTAGTAACTCCAATAGAGTATATGTCGGCGGCACTGGTAGTTCTTGCAGTTTTGATACTAAAAGGATTACTTGCACTGTCAATTTCAAATCTATAAGACTGACCTCGATATAATTTAAGAACAGGATTTGCTGTTAACCCGTCAGGAGTAAACACATATTGATTATTAGCACCTACGGATTGTATTTTTACAGAATAAGAACTAACAGCGTTAGTCTGTTGGCCATATATTTTGATAGTAGAAGGTCCGTAAGGAAGCCAGTAATAATTTTGAAAGTTAACAAACTTATCCCAATCAATATGCGGATCCCAAGAATAAAATTCTTGTTTATTTAGGCGAGCATGATTACTAATATTAGCACCAAACACTTCCAATTGATTGATATAGTCAATATAATCTTTAAAAAATGTATTATTACCCAGTGTATCATTTACTGTAAAGCTGGGTTCTAATTGATAATTTTGTCTATTTTTATCAGCAGCATCTACAAAAATATCAGTGCCGGTGGTTGCTTTTGCATACTGGCGGCCAATGTATCCGTTAACTTTTTTAACGGTTCCTGGTTGCACTAACTGATCAATAGTAGCTTGAAGGAATCTCTTATTAGCATCAGTTTTATAAAAATTTGGAAGAAAATTTACTCCAAGACCTTTTTTAGATCCGGTAGGATTAATATTATCAGCCATTCGATGCTCCGTAGTTTGAACTAGTTATGTTTTGTGTATAGATTGAATCCAATGCTGTTCCAGTTACTGATTTAATATTACCGGAAGTAATTCCAGCAATAATTTCTAAATCAGAAACTGTTGCACCATTAATAAAAATTTGGTCGCTTGGACATTGTATTTCAAATAAACTTCCAAAATACGATCCTGCTTGCCTTGGAACAATAATAAAATTTGTAATGTCTGGAGTAAGTTGATTCATTACGTAAGTAGATAGTTCTGTAAAATAGAATATGTCTCCGAAGTTCCAGTTGTCCAAAGTAAAGAACTGATTTATTGCAGTAATCACTCTGGATTTAATATCATTATCCGACACAACTGAGCTTGTATTTTTGGTTATTTTAAAACTAGCTTGCACATCTATTGTTGCTGTGCTGCCAAATAAAATTTTATACTTTACAGGATGATATACAATTTCATCACTAATAGATTTAATTAATCCGAGTGCCGGGCCTATTGTATTATATAATTCAGCAGAACTTGGTGGCAAAGGTTGAGCTGTGGCGGCGCCGTCGATCCACTGTCTAAATTGTGTATCATATGCCCTAGTTAAAACATAGATGTCAATAATATTACTTGCACCAGGATCAATACGTGATTCATAATCGGCACTATGGGTATATTGGAATTTTAATTTATCACGTCCTGGATATACTTTATAATCAAGAGTTGGTTGAGCAATACCAAGTACAGCATCATATACTTTTACAACACCAGTGTCTGCAAAATAAAAATATTGTCCGTTAGGATATCCTGCAAACGATCTGGGTTGAGAACTTAAAATCAGTATTTTATTAGTGGCATTACTAACATATCGGTAATCTTCTTGACCCGCTGAGATTGCATACTTTTCTTGCACAATATACAGTGTTAAATCAACTCCGTTTGCAGAAACAATGTCCAAAAACATCTGTGGATTATCGACCACACCGTTATTATCACTATCCTGAAAAGATACTACTAATTTCTTATTATCAATATATCCATCCATTCCGCTATAAGAGGAAACAACATCCCAAGATAAATCTGTTGTAAACGGTGTAATGCTCGACGGTTTAGTATTAATACTTAAAATATTAATTGTATCGCCGACTATAGAGTTAGACGTGTTATCATAAATTCGAATATTATCATCAAAATAAAATCTAGTTTCTTTATCGCTCTCAAAAACATATCTTAACAATCGAGTAGTTATAGTATAATATTCGTTGTCAGTCGTGAACATTAATATCCAACTTGAATCTTGATTTTTATTAGTATTGTTACCCTGTTTACTTAAACTAAATGCACTAGTTTGATCTAAATTAGTTTCAAAAACCAATTGCCACGATTGTATAACAGTATTATACCTCAAACCAAACGGCCTGTTAGAATAAATTAAATCAATCATTGTTGAAATTACTGAACTACTTAAAGATGTAGACAACTTGGGAATAATTTGAATAATTCTTGCATTTGACGGAATAATTTCATTCAATGTTACTGGACCATCAGTTTGGGACAAATCAGTTCCTGCATTGGTTACTGCTATAACTTCTGCCCATATGTAAGACAATGCACCAGGTGTGTTTGCAGTAGTATTTCCTAGAGGAATTGGTAACAACACATTTCCATTAGTTGAATCAAAATACTTTCCGTCGGGGGGTAAAAATTTAATTAATGCACCCGGTGTAAGGTATTTTAAATCTGTAGAAGTATATGATCCAACTGCATAAGCAATATTGTTGTCTAAAATATCACCAATATATCCTGTAGAAGAATTACTATCTGTTGTTTTTTTGTACCATGCAATCGGAAGACTGGCAGACAAAAAAGTAACATTGTTAGAGTAATAAAAATTTCTCAAATCTGATTTTTTAATAATGTCATATACAGTATTTCTTATAATGCCTTCAATATCTGTTTTAGTCGCATAATTAAATTTTGTATATTGTACATACGAATCCTGGTATATCACACCGTCAGTGGCATACAAATTAGTTGAGCTATATTTTCCTGTAGGATCTTTAAGATCAAAATATCGACTAATTCCGCTGGCAGTTCTATTAACTGCTTTAATCTTTGCGGCTTGTTGTGTAACTGATAACGGACTAATATTATAGTCCTCAGCAGTAATCATTCTATTTTGTGTATAGTAAGTTGCAGGTGCATTTGCTTTAATAGATGCATTTGTTTCAGCAGTATCCGAATTAGAAATAGATGTAGGAAGATTCAATGAAACTACCAATGTCTCAGTTTGTCCTTTTTTTGAAATATAAGGAATTGAGATAGAAATGTTTCTAATATCAGCAGGATTAATTACATAACTAAGGCCGTTACTAATTCTATAATAAGTTCTAAATGTTCCAAGTGGTAAATTTCCAAATGTGCCGTCACTAAATGCTAAACTAACGGAATCGCTTGCCCGTGTAATTACAGCATATATGTTCCTAATACTTTTATTAAGACTGTTATAGATTACGTTATTACCTTCGAGGCTAGAAATCTTTGTCCATAGTTCCGATTCATTCCCGTTTTCATCTAATCTATATAACCATACATCATTATTGTTAATGTTTGTAGTTGCTAAATCAACAGACTCGTTTGAACTTGGTTGCGTAATTGTAAACGTGCCAGTACTTAATGTACCTTGTGTAAAATTAAAAAAGAAACCACTACCCGGACTACTTGCACCATAGCCGTCTTCTTTATAAATGCAAGCTGGATGATTTCCAATTTTTGGAGTTTCTTCGTAGATATAATCCTGTCCACTAAAAGTTGTGCTGGTAATTTCAAAATTCATATTTCGACCAGCAACTGACTTTGAAAAAGTGTAGATAGGAATGTCAGTGTTTGCACCCTGGAATCGATATTGACTAGTTGGTATTCCGTAGATTGTTGCCTTATCGCTAGGATTTCCAAATTGTTGTGTCGAGCTCATTGCGGCGTTCATAACTTTGATAAACTGGTCATACCAGTTTGAATTAGCAGGATCATTCCATGTGATCATTTGGCCAGATAAGTTTCTGCCATTACTGTCTACCACTGTTTCGGTAGTTCTAATTGTTGAAAATTTTAATAATCCTTGTGCTGGTATATTACGTTTGGCATTGTAGCTGATTAGGCGGGCCAGTCGTAGTACACTGTCTCGGCGTTCAGCAAGTTCTAAGAAATTTTCACGAGCATTTAAGTCCACACGGAAAGCTATGCTTTGGCCCAAGAATGCAATAAGATCCACTAGGGCAAGGTATTCACTGGATTCAATGTAATCGTTAAAATCTTCAGGATAATTTGTACGCAAATAGGTAATCATAGTCCTACGAAGATTTTCAAAGTCGTAACTCTGGAAGTCAGCATTGCGGAAAGACTGATAAATTTTCTTCCAGTCTTCGCTAATTAATAAATTATTTTGTCTATCAGTTGAACTCATGATGTATCCTATCGTGTATTTATTTTATATCAATAAGTACGCAGTTTATTGTGTTATCAAGCCGTTGACTTGATCAAATGTCAATTGCATTGTTTGCTGAATGTTATAAGCAAGAAATGTCAATGTGCATTGGATTTGTATTCCCTGATCGTAGCCTGTCACTATAACATTTTCTGCTTTAATTCTAGGATCGTAATTAATAATTGTATTAACATTTTGCAGTATAACTTCTTTTATTTCAGGAGTTAATGGTTCAAATAATAAGTCCCATATTACAGTTCCAAAATTAGGTTGCATTAATCGCTCACCCTGCCGTGTATAAAAGTGATTAAACAAATCTTGTTTAATCAATTCAAAGTCATATAAATTATAATTTTCAGTATTGGTATTGACAGTACTAAATCCTTTATACATTTTTGGCCGTATTGACTCGACCTGATTAACAGCTGGTAGTGTTATTTTTTTATATAAATTGGCATTTGAGCTCATTGTGGGCCTGCTCCTTGTTGTTGTTCAGCTGATGCTGGTGGTATTACTGTTTTAAAGGTATCTATTTTAGTGGTATAATTTTTCCACAGCGTTGGAGGAGTTAGCATTGTCTCACTAAATTCAGTTTGATCTTTTAGTTGTTCTCCGTCTGTATCCTCATACCGGCCGTCAATATCTCTATCTGTTTGAGAAGTTTTAACTTTTAACGGATCTATATTTTCGTGGTATACATATGGTTCAGTTGTAACGACTCGACGCATAATTGTAGGAGAAAGTTTAGTATCATCGTACTTGCCCGTTTCAATTGATAATTTGTGTAATTTTAATCGCTGTGGCAACTCTGCTTCTGATGCATTGCTAGCAGTACTTGCTGTAGATGCAGTAGGACCGTTAAAGTGTATATTGCCGCCAGATATAGTAGTGTTGGCTGCTTTAACTTCCATATTTCCGCCGGATGTTTGGAAGTTATGTCCGCCAATATTAAAGTCAAAATTTCCTCCTACTTTATGTTGATATGCACCATCAAATACTTTATCAGCATTACCCAATACGTGTTGTAAGTAATTAGTATCGTATAACTTGTTTACAGCTTGTTTAACATGATGCGTGTACGTAGATTCGTATGTAATATCTACAGCTTTTTTAATTTGTATTTTTTGATCTTTATCTACGATAAGTTTTTGCGAACCCACAACATGAGTGTGCATTTCATTACCAACTTTAATATTAAGATTTCGTTTGGCTTCAATATTAATGTCTCTGTCTGCGTAAAAATTTAAATCACTTTTTGTGCGTACACTAATACTATCCTGTGCAAAAATGTCAATCTTGCCGTCACTTGTTAATTCAATCCAACTAGTGCCGCGGGCATTTGTAATGTAGATTAAATCTTCGCTATTATGAAATAAAATTTGATGGCCAGTTCGTGTTCTAATTCTAACCAGCTCATTATGCGGTATCTTGACATCGCCGTCTGTTTCATTATCCGCTATGCTGGCATATTCTGGAGGGCCGTTGCTTGCAGTAGTCTTGCGTAAAAAGCTATTGTCACCATCGTCCATAACAAAGGTTGTTCCGCCAAGTCGACTAACAAATGTATCTACTTTAGATTCTAGGTTACCAATTTTTCCCTTTGGCCCTTTCTTATCAACCGGACCAGGTGTGCTAATTCCAAACACCATGCTAGGCACTTCTCTTCTAGCACTAGACGATGTGATTCCTCTAATATCATCAAACAACAATCCCTGGCGAGACAATACATCGGTAAAAGGATGCCGAGGTTTTAGACCTTGCGTAATATCTGGATCGGCTGTGTTCTTGATTGCTTTATTATATTCTGCTACCGGTACCCGACCGAGTCGGCCAGCGTTATCTGGATCAGGATCTTCAACTACTTTTTGGGTAGCTGCGAGGCCTGGCACCATAAAATTCATGCCCTCATCTGCCACACATCCTATCCAAAATGCTTTGTCCACAGCACCATCAATCAAAATAATAATTACTAAAGATCCGACATCAGGAGGTACCATCCACATTCCGTAAGATTTTTGTGTATTATTATAATTGTCGGACTGCGGATCATCGCCAGGTTTTCCAATCAAGTGATCAGAACTAGTAACTCCGTAAAACGGGCTCATATATCTGGCTTGAAATGTTTTAGTTTCCGATGTGTTACTGCCAACTGGCTTTAACAATTGAACTTCTAAAATTCCCATAAAAGTACTGTCTAAATGGCCGATTACTCTAGCGAGATACGGCCCGGGACGTGGATCATCCGGCATGTTGGAACTGTAGTAACTGTTGTCTTGTGTCATTGTGGGCCTGTTGGGTAATCAGTTGGATTGGCTGCGTCTGAGTTTGCTGGCACAGTACTATTGCCGGTATTGAGTATTTTCGAGTTATCATCATTTTCAACAGTGGCTTCTTGGTATGGCCGGCGGTAACCGCCCAACAGTTGTTTGAATTCTCCACCCTTAAATGTGCTGGTAACTTCTGTCAATCGGTAAATTCCGCTCCAAGAGATAACTGGAGCACTCATAGATGTGCCTGTAAAAGTATATAGACCAGTTCCTTGATTAATGTCGATAGGAGTTCTAAAATTAACAACAATATCAACTTCTCCATTTTGATAATTTATGCTGCCGTCGTCTAATAAATTTGAGCTGTTTTGAGTAGATTTTCCAGTGTAATTGCCCATGCCACTATGTGCAATATAATACGGATCTCCAATAATTGTCATGTCTAATTCAATCATGTCGCCTTGTGTTTTAGTAATTGCATCATGAAATAATCGAGCAGCCCTAGTCACCGCACTGTCAGGACCACTGCCACCTTTTCTATCAGTATTAGTTATTGTCTTAAAAAATTTTGTAATTGTTGGAATTACACCATTTGCTTGTTCAGGTTCATTTCCCTTGCTGACTGGAGTAAGGGGAGTTTTGACTACTTCTTCGCTGGTTTGAGTGCCGGTAACAATGTCAGAATTTTTAGAGAACGAATCTGCAAGCATTGCTGTTACAAATCCGTTATCAAAATATATTTTAAAATCTAAAATATCAGCATTTTTTCCAGTATAGATATAATTGTATTCTTTGACTGCTTGTTTTTTTAATTTGTCAAAGCCTTTAACTTTGACATTGGGCGAAGTTACTCTACTGGCATGTACATTGTAGGGAATAATTCTAATTACTATAATTTTAGGCTTTTCGCCAGTGTGAGACAAGTTGGCATCGGTTGTAATTTTGTAAACTTGCATATCAAGGCGCCACCACTTGCGCCAGCCTTCGTCTGTTAATACCTCAGAAGCCAGTGTTTTTTTAACATAATCACTTTTTAACAATACTTGATTAATTGCATTTGGAATGTCACTGTCTTGCGGAAATCTAAAATTAGAAGTCTTAGGATCTTTTATAGTAGTTACTTTGCCTTTAATGATATTATCATAAGTTTCATCAAATACTGCATTATGTTTTCGCATGGGCGGGGTAGGAGTTCTAGTACTATCAAAGTCTACTATTGCACGACCAAGTTCGTTACAACTATCACTATCTTGTGCTAAGTTGCCGCGGGTTCCTGATTTTACTGGATTGACTCGAGTAACACCCAATATAGAGGTTAGGCCGTTTTGAGTTAATGTTAAATCTGTTGTTGCTCCTGCTGAGCTAGTATTAACTGCGTTGGCAGCGGAAGAAGACCAATCTTTTGGAAATAAGATAACATATTCGTCTGGTACAAAATCTGAACCGCGGCGTTTTGCTTCTTCAACTGCTACTGTGTTAAGATACACTTGCAAACTATTTGGGCCAGTTTGCAAAATTTCTTGCACAGACTTTCCTGAAATAGATACTTCAGTTTTAAAATTCTTATACTCGTTTGATAATGCAACTTGGCTAGTTGGCATTGCACCTATGTTATAAGTTGCACCTTTGTGATCAACTGTCATATCGATATCAGTTATGATGAAAGGTATGCAACGGAATGTGGAAGGAATCGAGCCCATTTTACCAGTTTCTAAATTTCCTCTAAATTCAATAGTTAACAGCCAAGTTGCGTCACGCCAATTCTTATGTTCTTTTTTCCTAGCCAGGGTTTCTAAGGCTATGAAAAACATTCCCATACTATAAGGTTCAGTAATTGTAAAATTAATGTCTGTGACATTGGTGTTTGAATCATGCTCGAAACCTATCGATTGTTCCAACACAAGGTTATCTATAAAAAAGTCAAATTGCCCGTATGCTGTTTGAACTCTATTATTAAAATCAGAATTTGCAGATTTACAAATTAAATCAATTCGACTACCCGACATGTAAGTTGCATCAGGAGCATTTGCTTCAGCATCAGATAAACAGCCTATGCCCAGTATGTAATCATAACTGGCATAATTAAGTAACGGATTTGGCAGCGGAAGTTTTACATCTAGAGTCTTAAGGACTCCTCCAAAACTGTTGAGAAATCCAGTGATATTGTCAACAGTAGATGATAATCCCGTAGCTGGACCTAAACTATTAAATGTATTTTTAACAGTAGTTATTGCGTTTGTTGCTGCATTTACTGCATTTAAAAAATTCATCTTATAATCCCAGTGCTATTCTAAGGCTACTATTTTTACAAATATATATTTTTTTGCCTGGAATAAAATCAAAAATTGGATCTTGCAATACATCAAGATTACGTTGTATAAAAACCCACCATAGAGAAGCATCTCCGTACAAGTCAAATGCCAATAAATCTGGGCGATAGGTATACTGACTTTCAATTGTGTACAGGAAGTCATCTCGTTCGGCACTGACTGGCCTAATGGTCAGTACATCTAAATAATTAGTAGTTGTTGGGGTGGAATACCAAGGACTGGTATTTTTATAATTAGCGGCCATGATTAAATATATCCAAAATTATTATTAAGATAGCCGCCGCCGACAAACCTATCAAGGCTAAATTTACGGGCACTGTTTCTACTATACATAGGTTGTAATTTTACAACAAAAGAACTCTTAGTAGGAACATGTGTGACGCCACCGCTAGTAGTTCCGCCAAGACCTAAGCTACCTAGTAAGCCAGCAACTTGTCCTACACCTCCTGCAACACTACTGATGATGGACGTGGCTGATCCCACTGCTCCGCCAAATGCTCCGCCAAATGCTCCGCCAATTGTGTTGGCAAGGCCGCCTATAGCATCTGCTTTTCCTTCTACGCCGCCGGCTGCACTGCCAACTACATTGACTCCGATATAATCACATGTATTTTCTAACATAATGTCCATCGAAGTAACCACAACAGGAATGTTTTTAAACACATAATTTCCATATCCATTTAACATGACAATCGGCGGCGGGTTTCCGGCCTTAGGATCAGATCCGCTGAACATTTTGGTTAAACTTCTTAAATAATGCACCATTGCAATCCAATACAATCCTTCTGTAGCATCTGACACATACATGGGTGCATTAATAGTTATTGAACCAGGACTACTATTTTTAAATGCATTGAACTTATAATTGCTATGCACAGGATCTATTGGAGTATATGTTGCGCCACTAGTTATATTAATTTTGGGAGTATATGGAAATATTAAACCACCTGCATCTTTCAAGGGTTGTAATACAGGACTACCTTTGAAACTAGTCCAATTAGCAAGGCTTAATCGAACACGCCAATCGTTTGCATATGTATCTTCTGTAAACGCACTGATGGCACCCATTATATCGCCAATTGCTTCGCCTGCGGCTGGTAAATTAATTGCCCGAATGGCGCCGGCAATGTTGCCGCCACCTTCCGAATTAAATCCGCTTGCAATTGCAGAACTTAATTTGCTAGCGGCATTAAATCCGTTGGCTCCGGCTGTGGCCAAATTACCAATATTTCCTAGCGAGGACGTTAATCCGGAACCTAAATTGAAACCCATAATGTATCTCCTGATACTCTATTTATTTGACTTTAATAAGTGCGTAGTTTATAATGTAACTTACGAGGACTCATCTAATGACAGCAAAAGTTAATTACCTAAACAACAAGGACATGTTGTTGGAAATACACAGAAGTAAAACATCGTACTGTAACTTCACACAGCCCGAATTTCATCAATATGACAGCATACTGCCAAGCGTGGATAAGATCAATATTCGAAGCGTGGCCGATGCAAAGCGAGCACGGGCCAAACGAATTGGTGATCTAGAGTACGCAAGACGCAAAGCGGCAGGTGAAAAAGTTAAACAAGCAGATTGCGAAGTAGACTATAAAAAGATTGCAAAAACAGATGTAGTTTTTAGAATTATGACATTTGATCATATTCCGTTAAATGGAACTAGAAAGAAGAATCCTAAAAGTTTAGCAGATCATAGAGACAAAGTAAACTTTCCTCCTTTCCAGCATTGGAAATATAACGAAGAAGATGAACTGGTATGTGTGGGCAAGAGCCATTGGAAGGGTCCGTTGGATACTGGACACTTTGACAAGGATGCCGGCCAAATTACTCCAACTTTAGCCCGTATGATGTTAAAATTATGTGAGCGTTATGCCACACGGGGCAACGTTCGTGGTTATACTTATAACGACGAAATGAAGGGCCAGGCTATTTTACAACTAACACAAATCGGACTTCAATTTGATGAAAGTAAAAGCGATAATCCATTTGCTTATTTTACTGCCGCGGTTACTAATAGTTTCGTTAGAGTTATTAATATTGAAAAACGTAATCAGAATATCAGAGACGATGTACTTGAAATGAATGGTATGAATCCAAGTTATAGTAGGACTGGCTCAGGAGAACATGCTGCCGCTGTTAAACGTTTTGATGAAGGCGCTGAATGACAAATTTATTTAAAAAAGTTGCTTGCTTCACAGACATACACTTTGGGTTGAAATCAAATAGCAGTGTGCATAATCAAGATTGTGAAGAATTTGTAGATTGGTATATTGCAAAGGCCAAGGAGAACGGATGTGATACAGGTATTTTTATGGGCGATTGGCATCACAACCGCAATAGTCTTAATATTACAACTATGGACTACAGCCTTAGAGCCCTTGAGAAACTGGGACAGGCTTTTGATAAGTTTTATTTCTTTCCTGG